GCATCCCATGCTGCTTTGCGTGCTTCTAATTCTGCCTGTAATTCTTCTAATTTAGTCATTTTCAATCTCCTTTAATGTTGTTGTTACGTTGCTTCGCGTGCTGCTTTCCATGCTTCGTATGCTGCATCCCATGCATCGTTTATTGCCCGTGCTGTATCCCATGCTGCAAATGCCGCTTGGTATGCTTCGCGTGCTGCTTCGTATGCTTCGAATGCTTTCACCGCCGATGCTTCTAATTCTTCTAATTTAGTCATTTTCAATCTCCTTTAATGTTGTTACGCTGCTACGCGTGCTTTGTATGCGGCATATGCTGCTTCGTATGCTTCATCGTATGCTTCATCGTATGCTTTGCATGCTGCTTTCCAATCTGCTTTGCATACTTGGCATGCTTCGCATGCTGCTTCGTATGCTTCGCATGCTGCTTCGATTCCTTCGTTTGTTGGAAAGAGATTTATGTAGCCTGATGCTTCGCGTGCTGCTTCCCACTCTGCTTCGCGTACTTGGTTTGCTTCGCGTACTGCTTCCTCTGCTGCTTCGTATGCTTCGTGTGCTTCTTCGCGTGCTTCGAATGCTTTAAATGCCGCTGCCTGTAATTCTTTTAATTTAGTCATTTTCAATTCTCCTTTAATGTTGTTGTTACGCTGCTATGCGTGCTTTGTATGCGGCGTCTGCTGCTTCCTCTGCTGCTTTGTATGCTTCAAGTGCTGCTTCTTTTTCTGCTTTGATTGCTGCTTCGTATGCTTCGCGTGCTGGTTTCCACTCTGCTTTGCGTACTTGGTATGCTTCGCATGCTGCTACGTATCCTTTGTATGCTGTTTTCAATGCTTCGTATGCTGTTTCGTGTGCTTCCAATGCTGCTTTGCATGCGGCTTCTAATTCTTTTAATTTAGTCATTTTGATTTCCCTTTAATGTTGTTGTTAAGCTGCTATGCGTGCTTCGCGTGCTGCATCCCATGCTTCGTCTGCTCCTTTGTATGCTTTGCGTGCTGCTTTCCATGCTTTGCGTGCTGCATCCCATGCTTCGTCTGCTGCTTCGTATCCTTCGCCTGATGCATTCCATGCTTCCCATCCTTTCCATGCTTCGCGTGCTGCATCCCATGCTTCCTCTGCTGCTTCGTATGCTTCGCCTGCTTCTTCGCGTGCTTCGTATGCTGCAAGTGCTGCTTCTGCTACATCGCATGCTTTATATGCCACTTTGTATTTTGCGATTGCTGCATCGTATGCTTCTAGGTCTCCTGCTTTGTCATATGCTGTTTTCCATGTTTTGCCTGCTGCTTCCCATGCTGCTTTGCATGCGGCTTCTAATTCCTTTAATTTAGTCATTTTAATTCTCCTTTAATGTTGTTAACTGTATCTGTTTCTCAGCTGTTTTTACCGTAAAACAATTTCGACTCAGTGCTATGCGCTTCGTCTTGATTCCAAATTAGCTTTAGTCGCGACCTAAGTCAAGAGGTGTTTTTTGTTTTTTTAGTTAAACGTTGCAAAATAAACACAGTGAACGCCCTAGCCTTGTGTTTTTAGTTATCTGTCCCTGTAAACACGCTATATTTGTTATATTATATATAAACCGTAGCTTTAAACGGATGTAGACTAACAAAACAAAATTACACTGCATCAAACACATATATTACCTTTTTTTCACAGCTTGACTACGCGTCCAAGCGAAAAAACACCACATTTCTCAAACATGACGATACACACGTGAGTTTTATTGTTAGTGTCAATTGTTATTATATTACCTATAAATTGTACTATTGTTGCAATACGAGGTAATATCTGCAAAGATCTGAAAAAAGGAAAAAGTTGGGAAAAGTAATTTTAATAAGTACCAATCGCTGTAAGCGTTATTCCATAAGGGTTACAGCGTTTTGATTTTTACTTTTACTTTTTGCAAAATCGCTTATTATACCTATGTTTTTTTCAAAAGTTATCCACAGGCTCAAACCCAACGTGGAAGCCAAAGTGATTCCTGAAAGTGGCTCTACATAAGGGTTTGAGGCAGGTGCTTAAAAAATAGGCACATAGCTAAATCGCTGTAACCGTTGTGTAGAGCCAGTTATAAGCATTGTGTGATATTTATGACACAGTAGTGAAATCGCTTGGAAGTGGCTGTGGGTAAGGGTTTGAAGGGATGTGTGACAAATATGTCACAGTATAAGGGCTGAAAACCGTGTGTAAAGTAGAAAAGTAAAAAAAAAATATATATATATAACCTATATATAATGGCTTAAGGCTATATCGCTTACTTTTCACATACTTTCCACACTTGTCACAAAAAAAAATACAGATTGGCTCAATTTGGCGTGTTTCACGGCTCGGGACTTTTCACATTTTGTTTTTGATGCTAACTATCTGCTAACTTTTAGCATCACTAAAAACTAAATATGGCTCTACGCAACGATTGCAAGCTATAGAATGTTGCATTAGTAAGGCAACGGTCAACAAAAGTATGGAACAAACTTAAAACTACCAACTCTCGAGGCAACCCGTTGAATTAACAAAAACCCTTCATTTAAGCGATTCTAGAGGCGTTGTATGTTTTGTGCTATATGACTAGCTTATAGCCCTCGTATTGTGGCACTGGTGAGCTTCTACGAGGGGTTTTTGTAGCCGTCTAGATTAGGTTGACTATTTTTTGTTTAGCTTCACTGTTTCCTTCGATGTAACTTTGGGTCATGCTAAGCGAACTATGACCAGCTAGCTGTTGCACATCGCGCAATGATCCACCTGCTTCAACACATCGTTTAGCCGCGTTGGTAACAAAAGTCCTTCGGCCAGAGTGACTGCTACAGCCGTCTAAGCGTAGGGTTTTAAACACATCAGCAAACCAATCGCTCAAAGCACGGGGATAGAAATTTGAAGCTCTTTGGCTAAAAATAATATTTTGATCTGGCCTAGGCTGGCGTTCTTGCCACAGGTCAACCAGTGCTTGCTTGAGTTCAGCGTTGAGAGGTATGGTGCGCCCTGATTTACCTTTGGTGGCACTGTCTGGCATTTGCAGGCAGTCTGAGACTTCGCCTGATGCATTGGTGACCATCGACCAGGTAACAGATGCTATTTCTTTGGCTCTCAGCCCTGCTTTGAGCGATAGTAGCACTATCACCCTGTTACGTTTGGGGTATTGCTTCTTAGCGACCACGTCTAGCACTTGGCTAATCTCTCGTGGCGTTAAAATCTTTGCTTGCTTAGTCATCGTATTCTCCTGATTAAATATTAATTACAGTTAATATATACATTAGTTTCCACTCGGTGTCAATACGTCACCGACTGAGAGTGGCTCTGTGCCTAGGCTGCTGTATTAACTGTAGTTAGTAGTGGAGTTTTAATCGTTACCCAGTATTATTGTTTTATTGCTCTTCTTGGGTTTTTATAGCTAATTATAATAATTACCCAGTGTTATTGTTTTATTGCTCTTCTTGGGTTTTTATAGCTAATTATAATAATTACCCAGTGTTATTGTTTTATTGCCCTCCTTGGGGTTTTTATTGCTTGGGGGGTAGGGGGGTGGGGTACCATCCACCCGCCCCCAGCCTATACGTATAGGCATACTACTCTCACCCACAATTCCCGGTGGAAATTTTTGATTTAGTTTTTTGATTTAGGCTATAATCCAAGAAAATCACACATGACGCTTAAGGATTTTCATGAAAACCCCAGTTAACAGCAATGGAAACGTAATTAAATTTCCAGAAACTAGCAAGTTGACTAAGGAAATTATGCAAGATTTGTTAGATCTCCTTGGTGCTGAGGGCATAGTTGTGGCTGTGTTCAAAAAAAACGGGGTTGAAGTTGGCACGCTGGGTTTGAGCGAAGAGCAGCTAGCAGAACTTGAAGCTCAAGTACTGGCAAACCTTGAACCACAGGAATAGCTTATGGATTTAAAATTGCTGTCGCTAAAAATTTTGCTAATTGGTTTATTGATGTGTGCTGTAGGTTTTCTTTTTTCGTTAGATTTTTTCAACGATTTTGTTGAGTTTGTTAAAGCGAACACATGGCCTTTTTCGTTGGTTTTGTTGTTGGTGTTGGCGCAGTCTGCAATCATTAAATGGATCTTCAAACTAGATTAATTTGATTTCACCCTTTACAGCGTATCAAAAACCCTTCATTTAAGCGATTCTAGCGATTTCATGGCCTTACCTACTACGATACGACCAGAGAGCTATCTAAACCAGTCAGCGTGGCTTAAAACGAAGATTTTAAAATGCTTAGCAACATCACCCCGTAATTGTGAATTCGGTGTGTGTGTCAGAGTGTTTTTTTCTGGTGCAAGGTTGAGTGGTACCTAAAAACTTTTTCTTAAGCTAAAAAATTTTAGTCGCGCATGCGCGTATCTTTCTTTTTAAATATTTTAAGTATTTTACGCGCCTTGGAACTGGCTGTGGCTGCGGGTTCTGGCTTCTAACGGCTACATTTACCCTGTTAACGGCTACATTTACCCTGTTAACGGCTACATTTACCCTGTTAACGGCTACTTTACAAACAATGTAACTTTATCTATCTTCATCCCATAAACCTTGTTAAAAAATTTGTATGTCTAAGACAGTTGATCAAGATGGATTTGTGGTAAAAAGCAACCATTTAGTCGAAGCACGATATCGTTTAAGCCTTCAAGAATCGCATGTAATTTTGTGGTTGTTGACGCAGATCAGGCCTGATGATGAAGATTTTAAAATACATGAATTAAAAATATCTGAATTTGCTAAAATGGCTGGTCTTGAAGTTGACAGCCAATACAAGGAATTACGCAAGGTTACATTGCATTTAATGAAACGAATTCTCGAAATCAAAGAAATCAACTTGAAAAATAAAAAAACAACTCTTCAGGTTGCTTGGCTTAGTTCAGCAGAGTATCATCATGGTGAAGGCTATGTTTCCTTGTGCTTCGATCCCAAATTAAAACCATACTTATTACAACTAAAAACCCAGTTTACCAAGATTGGGATTTCAGACGCGATGGGGTTTGACAGCGTACATGCGTTAAGAATACATGAGCTTTTGGTGCAGTATGAGTCGATTGGTCATCGCACAATGTCTGTTGCTGAGATACGAGATTATTGCGGAATTGAGAAGGATGAATACACGGAATATAAGAACCTAAAATCACGAGTAATCAACCGCGCCAAGACTGAGATCAACGCTAAAACGGACTATGACGTTGACTTTACGGAAATCAAAAAATCCAGAAAGGTTGACAAAATCAACTGGACGATTGGTAAGAAAAAATCAGAAGAAGTTGTAACTAAACCTAAGACAAAGAAGCAACCTGGCTTAGTACCAATAGCATATGAGTCGTGTGTGGTGCCAGAGATTGTGGTATTTTGTAAGGCAAACGAGACTGTATTGGAGCGTGATAAGATAGATTACTTACTCAATGTTAATGATTTCAATCTAAACAACGAAAGATTACAGCTTGGTTTCACCTGTGATTTTTTCCGTAACAGGTGTGATATTGCTGCAGTGACTGACTTACTGGTGGTATTTTTCGAAACTAAACGTGTGGATTATGTATAGTTTTTTTAAATCTGGGATTGACAAGAAGCTAAAAATTTCTTATCTTAATCACAGAGTTTGTGCGACTCAATGTTTTAAGGGGATTTTCTTAAGTGAAAGTCCCTTTAATCTTTTTTAGATATAGTCTTCACAACAGATTTTTGCAATAGCACAGCCAAAATTTGCAAAAATATATGATTTTTCACTGTTGAAAATTAAATAGAAAAGTTTTACTCATATTTCTAATGGAATAAGATTTATGGATTTAACCATTATGGCTTTTCAAAAACAACACCATAAGAATTCAAAAAAACGTCCAAAACTCGACCCTTTCAGAATCAAAATATCTTTTTCAATAGCGTTTGCGGTGCTTATAGCCTGTTGTGCATTTGAAAATGCAAACGATCTTTCTAAAGTCAGTCGACAAACTTTCTTTAAAAAGAGATCTACTAGCCGTAGCCACGCTTCAACCAACCCCTTAAGAAGATAGAATCTTTTGGATGAATAGTTGAAAGCGTTCGGTAATAGCCAGCGGCTTCGGACTTTAGAGCAGCCAGTAGGTCTGTGGGATCAGCTTGATTGATTGCCGTGATGTTTTGGGCGTCAAGGATGCCGTTTTCGATGACTGTTACACCAGTAGATTTTAGTGCGCGTTGTAGCAATCGATTAGCCCATTTAGCACCAACGTTAACGCTGAGATCGAACACTTTTGCGGCCAAATGAACCTCTTGAATTTTTTCGTAGAGGTTGGCCTCCCAAAAATCACGTTTGTAGATTTCTTTCGCTTGGTCAATGGTAAGATTTTTGATGTCAAGATGTGGATAGCTTGCTTGGCTAATGCCGAACTTAGTAATGCCACCTGAATCATATTGGTTGACACTCAAACCACCTTCGTTTGCTAGCACGATACTAACGGCATATTCAAATTTTTGAGCATTGTTTTCTGGTGGTGTTGCCGTATTTTGATCTGACAGATTTTTGCAACCTGCACAAAAAACAGACAAAAAAACAACAAATAATTTTTTCATGACTACATAACTACATGACTACATGTAATCATGACTACATAAATAGATGAACACAGCCATGCAAAAAAGTAGGAAAAATTGATTGCTAGACATCATTTAGACCAGGTTCTCTTGATAGTATATTCTTTTTTGTAGGTGTAATCGGGTGGAAAAACACACGGTGCCCATGGTGATGGATTGCACCCGTATTCTACACCGGTTTCAGTTTCTTCAAAAATTTGAAGATTTTCTTTTCCTTCGCAAGTATGCATTATGGGTTCATCCTTACGTTCACAGTTGCATGCACAGTCTTTTTTCATATCAAATTTTCTTTCAAATAATTGCGTTTACACCAATCAGTATTTTTAAAATATGGAATTCTTTTTAGAATATTTTTGATAGTTTTTCTACTTTTTGCGGCCTCTTCTAAAACTGGAAAAATAGAAGCAAAAACGATCAAAGCTTGCCTGTCTGATGGATACCAGTCTTTGAGTGCAGCATCTGTTAGCACCATGAATGGTATGCTTTTCGCTATACCGAATGGAATGCAAAGAATGTCAAGGCATTCAAAATTCCTTGCATGGTATAAATTTAGAGAAGTCGCTGACCCAAAAGATACGGCTGTCAAAATGCTTTTCGCAATTTCAACATACAGTGATGAATTTACACTATCATAGGTTTCTTGCCATAGCATGTAGAAAGCCGGAATAGATGGAACTGAAAAAATCAAAACAGGACAAAAAAATGCAGTAAACCACAACTCTTCAAATTGTTCATTCAGAACAGATGCCGGCAAGTCTATTGCTGTTTCATTCTTTTCAACAATATGTTTCCAGACCATGTTTATTTCAGGCGTTGTTAGCGCATCAATCCTTTTTCCAATAAGCCCATAGCGCGAATTCTTGTTAAATTCGCGATAATAGTCATTGCCCAAATTTAGCAAGCTTAGGTATTTGTCAAGGACAAGGGGCAGCGCAAGCGTAGCGCAAAATGTGTAGTATTCGTCCCAGCCTGTATTTTTAGCGGCTTTGTGGTGATCATTTTCAACTGAAAACAGGTAGTATGCCGGCAATATTGACGATATGGCGGCGGTTGCTTTCCATTTTAGGTCAGTTTCGTCTTCTTTTTTTTCCAAAAAATTCATTAAACAATCAGTGCCGTAAACAACACCTGTAGCGATCATGGCCAAGGTAAGGTTGTAATTTACATCTGGGGTGTTTTTTGCAACGTACTGTAAAAATACAGGGATCATGCCATTTGCAACAGCACCAGCAAAAACTAAACCACCGCAGAATCGAGTCCAGTAGCGGCATCTGGTTTCAGGTTCGCGCACATGTGTAGTTTCCATGGCACTCGATAAATAGGCAAAGTGTCCATGCCAATATTCCTTTAAAGACATGTTTACGAGGTTGTTTTGATTGAAATCTATTTGTTCCGAAATTTCTTGTGAATGCGTTGGCGCGTTTAAAGCTATACAAAAAAATAAAGCAAAGATATGTTTAATCATTTCGTTTGATTTAAAAACCCCATTGGTGACATTATGGTGCTACTTTAATAGTTTTTTTACGAGCATTGCAAACAAAATGAAAGATGCGAGCCATACAAAAGCAGAGTTGTTGGATTTCGTTCGCCGGAAAGCAATCACTGGCATGAGTTCAAATCAAATAGCCGCTGACTACGCAAACGATTGGCATACTACATATGATTTTGCCAAGCAGCGCATGAAAGAACCGCAATATCAAGAGGCAATTGAGGCCGGCCGTCAAACCGGATTAGGCCAAATTTGGGAAAAGCTGCACGATTTAGCAATTAGCAAAAACGATCAAGGCATTTTGTTATTGCTGGCCAAAGAACAATTGAAACTATTTGGCGGCCTTGATACCCAAGATTTGCTTGCAAAAAGCAATTTGACTAAAGACCAGCTAAAAAAAGTCCATGAGGTCATTCTTGGAAAATGAGCTAAGCACCAATGAAATCATGCGTGAATTTTGGTACGCTCATCGGACTTTTGCGTATTATGAGCCGCATTTAAAGCAAAAGCAGTTTCATGACTTAGGTAAAACCGCCCGTGAACGTTTGTTTTTGGCTGGTAATCGCACGGGTAAAACCTATGGTGGAGCAATTGAAGTGTGTATGCACCTCAGTGGTGTTTACCCTGAGGATTGGTCAGGTTATCGTTTTGATAAACCCATTATGGCCTGGGCAATTGGCGTATCCAATGAAACCGTGCGTTCAACCTTACAGCAGTATTATATTGGGGATCCAAAGGCAGAAAAACCAGGTGGATTAGCACCAGATATCATCGTATCAACAACAATGAGGCGGGGCTTAGCCGATGCGGTGGATACAGTGCGGGTACGCCACAGCAGCGGTGGTCAATCAATTCTGTGCTTTAAAAGCTACCAGCAAGGCCGTGAAGCTTTACAAGGGGCGAGAGTCGATTTAATTCACTGTGATGAAGAACCGCCAAGTAACCTATATATGGAGCTACTGATGCGCCTGATGAGTGTTGATGGGGTTTCAGATCCAGGTATGATGATGATTACGGCAACCCCATTATTGGGGATGACCAATACAATCTTACGCTTTACCAATGAAGATGACGCAAGAGAAGGCGAAGCACTAAATGGCCGCGCGTTTGTGCAAGCAGGTTGGGATGACAACCCATATTTGAGCGAATCAGAAAAAAAACAACTGCGCTCTGGCATGTCCCCGCATGAATTGGAAGCTAGAGAACGCGGAATCCCTTCACTTGGCTCAGGCATGGTGTATCCTGTCTCAGAATCAGCGATCACGTGCGATCCGTTTGCAATACCTGAGTTTTGGCCGCGGGTTTATGGGCTGGACTTTGGCTGGACAGCTCCGACTGCAGCACTGTTTGGGGCGCATGACCGGGACAATGACGTCATCTATTTTTATGCGGAGTATGCTTTGCCAGAACTCACACCCCAACAACATGCCACCAATCTTTTGAAACTTGGAGCAGATTGGATTCCAGGCGTTTTCGATCCTTCAGGATTGCAATCAAGTGTCAAAGACGGCGACAAATTAGCGCAAGTCTACAACGATGTTGGCCTGATATCTCTTTACAAAGCCGATAATGCGAAAGAGGCTGGTGTTGCTAAAACTTTGACGCGGATGCAAAACGGTCAGCTAAAACTTTTTAGCTCTCTCTCACAAACTTTAAAAGAGTTGCGCATTTATGGGCGCGATGAAAATGGCATTATTCGAAAAGGTAATGACCATTTAATGGACTGTATGCGCTACACAGTCATGTCTGGCCTAGAAGTAGCGCGCCCACAGAAAATGCCTAGATATCATCAACCAAACCAGGCCGCTGGTTACATGTGAGAGAAAAAAATGGAAGCCCTAAAATCACAAGGAATCTTTAAAATAGTATTTTTGCTATTAATTGTAATATTACTCGCTGGTTGCGATCTACCGAAAATGTTTTTGGAAGAAGAAGGACGCAAAGTCATTGACGATGTGGTTGTTGAAGAAACCAAAATTACCCCAGCACCCGCGGAAAAAACAATAACAACCAAAAGCCTTTGAGTTTTCTATGCCATTGGTACCAGAATTTTATGACGGATCGGCATGGAAAACATTAAATTCTTCTAATGCCTCAGTATCATCTGTTGGCATCACAGCCGGGACGGGTATAAACGTTAGTGGGTCACCTATCACGACCAGTGGCACAATATCTTTGACTTTGGGCAATATTCCTATTACAGCACTTTCTGGGTATCCTTCAGATTCGGTAAAGCTGCTGCAGGGTAACGGCGTTTGGGCGCAGCCAATTTTAAATAATATTGCATCGCCTACCTATGGTTCAACCTACGTTTTCAATGGGGCTAATCTTTCTAGTGTGCAGAGTTTGGACTGTCTCCGCTTAGTCGTAGGCGATGCTAGCGTGTTCCCGTTTTTCGCATTTCTCCCAACGCTTCAGGTTAATAATGGCTACGTTTTTTTAAACAGCACCCAAACAACGGTGAGCGGGTTTTCATATTATAAATATCAATTTGATTCGTGGGCGGCGGGTTACTGGGCAGGCGGGGGCTTGGCACTTTCAATGAAATGTGTGGGATCAATTGCGGCGGTTGAATTCGAGGCCACCTCTTCCATTAAAAAAAAATATATCTTAGAAAATTTAAACGCATTTTCCAGTGATCTAAAGAAAAAATTCGATTCTATTGATTTCGTCAAATATGCGTGGAAAGACCCAATGAAAGAAGGTGAAGGCCAGTTTTTTGGGTATATCGCGGAAAATGTGGCCGAACAATTTCCAGAATTAGTTGATATGAGCCACCTTGAGTTTGCTCCAAATATTTTTCAAATGGGAATTGCAAAGAAAACAAGCAAAAATGTCCACAAAATCTCTTGCAAAAACAGTTTTAATGCAAAAACTGGTGACAAAATACAGTTTTTTGTTGAAACAGAAAACCACAAAAAAACTTTTGAGGGAGTTGTTTGTGAAAAAATTGATGATTTTGAAATGGCCGTAGAATTCAACGAAAAATCACCACCAGACGGTGAAATTTTTGTGTACGGCGTTTTTGAGGAAGTGCCGTTAGTTTCAAAAACACGTTTCCATGACATGGTTTCAAGTCGTGTTAGAATTTTAATTGATGATTTTAAAATTTTAGCTGAAAAGGTAAATTTTTTAGAACTAAAAATTAAAAACATGATATAATTTTAAAAACTTAGCTTTCAAGAAAACAATGGATTCAAATTTAATAGCAGCTGTAACGCCTAATCTGATTGGTCTAGAAGCGATAGCGACCATGCAATCTGATATGCAATGGATCAATCAGTACGGCATGGCTTTGTTCAACTTTAGCGGAAGCGATACGGATCCAACATATGTAATGTTATTGAAAAATACAGTAGAAGCCTTGACGGCCTTAACTGTTGCAGTCAAAGCTTGCCAAGAGCAGCTACCTAAAAGTTAATCGGTATTTAGTCGCAACAGGCCTTCGGCGGGACTGGGGCGTGCTGCTGTGTTACCAGCGGGTATGGTCACGGCATTTCCTGTAAAAACAGGATTCGGCGCAAAAGTAGTGGCAACAGACCCGCTAATATTGTGAGAACCAGTGATATCTCCGCTCAACGTAACAGTCAAGCCATCGATACGTGTATTAGCGTTGTTCGCCGTCAGCTGAGCTGCCGTCCCCAGGGCTGCTGCTGCAGCAATGGATATGCTTATTTCAGCCCCGGGTGTTAGCGTGAACGGCAACATCTGAGCTGTGAAATATGCCGTTGATGCTACTGCTGCCGCGGCTATCGCCGAAGTTTCCGCAGCGGCTATCGCAACTGAAACAGTGGTAGGCGTGCAGTAATCCGAATCTGCTATAGCAATGTTAATCATGCCTGTAGAAGGCGCGCTTTTTAAAATGCCGCCGTCCAAATCTGACAAAGCCTGTGAATTTGGAAGAGCTAAGTCGGGCTGCTGCAATATATACTTTGATGTGTTCGGCGCGAAATTTCCTGGCAAAACAGTAGTTAAATTTCCAGAACTATTGTAAAGCAATCCGTTTGCTAAGTTGCTGAGTGCTTGGGCATTGGGAGCTTGAGAATTCGGCTGACCCAATATGAAGTCAGATTGAAAAAAAGTTTTTAAGTCTAAGCGAATGTCTGTCAAAATTGGTGACGGCGTTGCTACACCTTGCCCATTACCAAACAGCACGTAGTTTTGATTGCAAAATATTCTGCCAGTTACTGGCGATAGAACAATATCTGCTGGTGCAAATTTCATGCGTCCAAATGACCTATGAAATTTTGAATATTCAAGAAATCGTTTTGATACCACGATTCGGCTTTTGTTGCATAATAATTCAAAATGGTCTCAGTTGTGTTGTCTAAGGTTGGCAACTGCTCAGGAGGTAAATCATCAAAAATTGGCTGATAACGATAATAATATAACTGATCTAATGTATATCGCGATATTAACTGCAATGTTTTAGCGACCGATTCTTCACTGCCGCCACCTGCCTGATTCACCAATGCCCCTAAAATAGCAAGTGGATTTACTGTGTCTGTCAGATTTCTTTGCAAATATTCTCTAAACGAACTACCAAATAATTGATAAGATCCTTCTCCAGGCACTAGTCCTGTCCCCAAAGACAAAATGCACACTCTATTTGCCGAAGGTTTTAGCATTTTGCCTAATGCCATTCCCATCAAAGCGGGGTTGTTTAAGTATACACCACCATCACTGTACTGATGCCCCCCAAAAGAAACAGGATGACTATTTGAAGCAAGATACAGTGGTGCTGCACTTGTGGCTAATGCGACATTTTTGATTAATTCATTTTGACCTATGAATTCTGTTTTTTGGTAATTGGAAAAAGAAACGAATGTGCCTGTATCAGTTTGATATGATGGAATCAAAACCTTGGTTTGAAGATCTGCTAACGTAGCCGTTCCAAAGAAATCACCCAAAGTCGCACTCAATAACCCCGTACCATACTTATCGGCATAAGTCCCACTAGAATTATAAAAAGGAATATCTAAACCGAGTAAAGTCAACTTATACGTTGCTGACGGTACTATGCCAGGTGTTGGGTACAATATGACAGGACCACCTGTTTCAGACCCCAAAGTAAAGATATATCGTCCTTTTTCCGTAAAAAATGATTCTATTTCACCGGGGGTTTTCCCAAAAGCAAAAGCAAGCCCCATGATGCCGCCAATAGACGTGCCACAGATCACATCAAATCTTTGTGCAATGTCGCCCGGATTAATGCCCCACAATTCTATGAATTTGATCAAAAACTTCAAAGACAAATAGCCGCGCTCACCACCGCCGTCCAAGGATAATATTCTGATTGTATTCGTGTCTGTCATGGCATTAACCAATCAACAAGTGTGTTTTTGTTTTTTTCGGCATAAGATTTGTCAGGACTGATTTCTATTATGACCCGATAAAGTACGCACCCTGATAAAAATAAAAAAAGAAAAAGACAAAAAAAGTTATGACCCATTCCAAAATCTCAGGGATCCGGCAGCTGCAACTCTTTGAGCGGCGGTGCCAATTGGTAGAATTACGCCTGCGGTGCCGGGAATTGTGGGATTAGACGCTAACCCAATAATTGGCACTGCCGCCGTTCCCGTTACAGCTATTTGGTTAGCTGTCCCTGTCACTGAATCTACTCCAAGATTAGCAAGGGCTGTAAAAACAATCGCGCTAGTGCCAATTGTGGTCATGGTGGCCGTTTGCGTCCAAGAAGTTACGGCGTTAATTGTTCCCGCAACGACCACTAAAGTATCACCAGGATTGATCAAATACACAGAATCGTAATCAGTGGTGCGGGTCAACACCCAGTTTGTCGATACAGAGCCAGCCGTTGTTAAGCTATAGACCCCGTTTTGAAAGGTGGTCGTCTGATCTTTGACCAGGATGCGTTGGCCAACCGAGGGCGTTACCCCATCAAGTGCAAAAGCCACCTGGGTTCCAGCATTGGTCAATGTCGCTCCTACGCCTGCCGTGCCATTAGCATAGGCAGCATTTAAAGTTGTGCCTATGGTTGCAACGACACAAGCCGTTTTAGCAACAACGTCAACGATGTTTTGACTAGCTAATTGATACCAATTAGATCCATCGCTATATTCAATTTTTGATGTTGGCAGTATTGACATTCTTATCTTTTTAATTTTTTAATTTTTTAATTATAATCTATAATGACTTATTATCAAAATAAGAAAACCAAAAGTGTCAATATTCCCTAACCGTCACCATTTAAAAGAACTAAGCGCAGCAATAGTAGATTTTCAATTTGTGCAGCAACAGGCTACTCAAGTTTTTAGCTACAATGGCGAAGCTACAGCGGATTTTGAAGAAGCAGCAAAGCAACTGGACATTCTGTTTAGCGATATTTTAACTCAGGTTCAGAGTTTAAAAACAAAAATTCCAGGTATTTAAAAATAACATGATTCTTTCCGCTTCTAGACAGAAAGCTTTAGACAAGGCTCAAGCGTATTTTAGAGCGGCAAACCTGCATCAATCTACTGCGGAATTCAGATTAAAATGCATCAATGATTATGGTTTTTACGATGGTACAGGCCAGTGGGAAGCAAAAGACTTAGAGATGTTGGCCGAGCGGCAGCAATTACCGATTACAGTCAATATCTGTAAAGGCTTCATCGATAATCTTTCCGGTGTCGAAATCCAATCACGCTATCGTACCGCCTGTCGCAATGATTCAAGCAATCCAGAAGATGACAGGCTCGCTGAAGCCTTAACCCATCTGTTGTTTTATGTTCAAGAACACCAAGAAATACCCTATAAAGGCAGTTTGAAATTTAAGGATTCCCTAATTTGTGGAATTGGCTGGAGTCATCTTTGTCAAGAAGACGGCAAGATTTTTTATGACTACGTTCATCCATTCAATGTTATCCCGGATCCGGACGATCTCACCCCACAATATACTGCAATGAAATACGTCTGCCGAAAATTTTGGATGCGACCAGATATGGTCAAAGATCGCTGGCCAAAAGTTGCAGCAGATATTGATTTTGGCGGTGAGTTTGATTATTACCAGGGGCTTTTTAGCCCTGAAATAATGGATCGCAACTCGACCTATACTGATTATGGTGGCTATACCGGCGCAAATGGCAGCAGGGTACTGGTGGTAGAAGTCCAATACAAGATACCGCATAAAATCTACAGTGGCACCGATAGTAATGGGCGATCTTTTGAGACTTTTAAACTAGATGAGGCGGAAGAAATAGCCCAAGGGGAAATTGAAGAAAGAAAGGGTGAGCGCATCATGCGTACCTTGTTTTTAGACAATACCCTGCTTGAACATGCCCCCTTAGATGCAACTTTTCCCGATCAACAAGACTTTAGTTATATTCCAATTGTCTTTCAGCGGCGTTTTCAAACAGGTGTCCCATATGGATTGCTTGATGGGATGAAGGATATTCAGCGCGATTGTAACGTTAGGGTCACTAAATCAGTTTATGCGATTAACTCAGCGCGTTTAATTTTTGAAGGTAATCCATTACCAGGTCAAAGCATAGAAAAGATTCAAGAACAACTAAAACGTATTGATTCTGTAGTCGTTTTGCCTAAAGATTCTAAGTTCCAATTCTCAAGTAATGCCCAGCTTGGCGAAGAGCAGCTTAAAATTGTTGAGCTTTACCTTAAGCTAATCCAGCGCGTGACTGGCATCCATGACGAAATGCTTGGAATTCAAACCAACGCTACTAGCGGACTTTCGCAAAACATTCGCCAAGTAAACAGTGTTCGCAACAACGTGTTCGCATTTGATAGCTTTTCTCAGATGAAAAAGCGCGAGACACGTTTTGTCTTAAACATGATTCAATCAAGCGGAATGCAAAACTTAGCTATCCAGATTTTGAACCCCCCTGAAAAACAAACAATAATTGTAAATTTGGTGAGAGAGATTAATGGCCAGCCCGTGATCTTCAATGACATTAGTAACCTGCCGATTTCTTTGTACATTGAAGAGGTGCCAGATTACCAAAGTTCATTTGCTGAACAGAAGGCAACCTTTGAATCGCTGCTGTCTAATGCCCATGCCCAGTGGTTAATGCTGTCTCCAGAACTGCTACGCCGGATGGGAGTTCGAAACCCAGAACAAATTGCTCAAGAAATGCAGCAGGCGATGCAACAAAAAACGATGATGGAACAAGGGGTTGCTGGCCGCGGCGAACCTTTTAGCCCAGATGGCCAGCAGCAACAGCCTGGCTCTCCAATACCACAGATGCAAGCACCCGTATGACAGCTTTTGTTAATTTCAAAATGACACCAACAAACAAAATAAACAGCACCTCTGCTGTGATTTTTGGTGCAGCAGCTAACGATACTTTGACTTGTTTAGTGGATTCTATTTTTCTAACGAATCTGATGCAAAAAGATATATCAGTCACGCTTTCTTTTTTCAGATCAGGCGAATATTACATTTTAGCAAATGATTTTTCAATTCCACCGAACAGCAGTGTAGATATTTTAGTGGGTTCTACTTTGACTTTTCAGCCAGGTGACCTGTTGTACGCAGCGTCAAACTATTCCAATAACACATTCAACAGCTTTGTTTCTTACAGGGAACTAACAGGAAATTAATGGAGACACTAATGATAGATCAAGAAATTAAACCACAAGACCAAACAATAGATACAATTTCTAGTTTGTTTGAAGAGCGTGATCGCCAACCTTTACAAGAGGATGCTGATCGCGAGAATGCAAAAAAGCAACCAGCACCTACATTATCTTCACAACCCGATGAGAAAAAGGCTGAAACCGAAGCTGCCAAGGGCGACGATCAAGCTATTGATCGCCCAGATCTAAAAGCTTTGCAAGCGGAGTTGGAAAAAACTAAAAAAGCTTTCACCGATACACAAAAATATGGACACACAAATGCAAGAAAAATTAAATCAGCTCAAAAGCAAGCTCAATTGTTGGTTGAAAGTGGCGCATTGTCTGAGGACGAAGCTCAAACGTTATTGGCATCTTTGGAAGGCGATTTTGAAGAAACAGTAAATGAGCCAACCGATCCGCTTAGCAATATCTTAAAGATTGCTAATGGCGAATATTCAAACTTTAAAAAATATAATGAAGATCCTCTGCTAGATGAAAAAGTGAAAAGCTTTGATTTTTTGTTGTCACTTTCTTCGCAAAAAAAAGTTCAAGAAATTTTAGAAGAACTTAGTGACTTAGCGGAAGAGCCATTAAATTTAGTGAAAAAAATGCTGTCTTTGGGTAATGATTTTTATGAAAGTACTGGGCGTGAAATTATAAATGCGGGCGGCATACCTGATTATATCGAAAAACAGCAAGATGAAATCCAAAAACTAAATAAAAACATTGACAAGTTAACTAAAAAGTTGGCAGACTATGAGGAATATGATCAACCGCGTCAACGGATTAGCGAAGTTGGGGAATCAAAAGAAAACCCACCGGGGAAACGAGACACTATTAGCGACTTGTTTGAATCTCGCGACCGCTACGATCAAAGAAAACAAAAACGACTAGCCTAGTTCGCCCGTTTTAGTTTTCAGCTTTGTAAAGAAAGACCCGCTACTAATTTTCAAGACAGCATTGCTATTATCTTGAAAAATTGGAACGCCGTTACCTTTTTTCATAAGAACGAAAAATCGCAGTTTAAGCACTATTGTTGCTTAAATATTTTTGTTTATTTTTTTAAAAGGAATTTTTATGGCACTTTATCCAGCCCCCCCTTCCGGTTATAACGGAATTAACCAAAACCTCTTTCCATTTAGCGTTTCTTCAGAAGTTGTCAAAGAATGGGTGCAGCAAACCCCTTTGTACAATTTGATGGGCAAAGAACCAAGCCGTCCAATCGTTCGTAAAAAATTAGAAAAAGGCGAAGGTTTGCAATACCGCATGGGGAAACTCCAAGCCCTTGATTACAAAAACCCGATTGTCAACTTTGATCAACGTCGCGGTAATGCGCAACAGCAATCAGTTGATTATGACAAAATTGATGTAGATTTTAAAAGTTTTTTGGTACAAATCAAAGGCTATGACATTTTGTCTCAAGGCACTCCGATTGACTTACCGCCTTACGCTCGTAGTCAATTGGTCGAAGCGTTTTCAAGGTGTTTAAACTATGATCTGTTTAATGCGATGACGTCCTCTGTTTATCCGGCTCTAACCACTGGTTCCCCTTTAACCGGTAACATTGCGGGTAATTATCCAAGCTATGATCGCGTCGTACTTCCAGTTTCTACAGGAACGCTATTAGGAAGAGTTGCTTATCAAGCTAACGAGACTTTTCCAACGCTTGTCAATGGCATGCAATATTCAGGGGATACTACCTATGACGGTTCAGGACTTTCTGCGCGTCACCTGGAAACCTTGAAGCAATATGCGGAACGAGGTAATGCCGCAGACATTGGTGTTAATACTGAAAACGCGATACAACCAGCCTTTGTTAAGAGCAAAGCGGGTTGGCCGATGAACAAGTACATTTATTTAGCCCATCCACAAACCTTAACCAGTTTGTTTGCTGACCCATTGTTTGCCAGCTCAACCTTTAACCGTGGCACGGTGATTGATCAAGAAAACACCCCACAAACTTTAAATGGTGCAGATTATGTGGGGGAATATCGTGGCATTGCGATTTATAGCTGCCGTGACCTTTACCAATATGCGATCACCAGTGCGGACGGGAACAAAACTGCTGCCTGGAACATTTTTATGGGTGCTGGTGCCCTGAGTATTGGTTGGGCAGAAGAACCGACAATCGGTATGGAAAATGACTTGATTGAACGAATTCAGTTATATTATGGCCATGAATTTCGTGGGCAAAAGATGCTGAAGTTTAAAAGTGCCTATGCTGCCCAAGCTACTGCCCAAACTGGCTCTAACCTTTCAGTTGAACAAGGTATTATCCATTCGTTCGTGAGTTTTTAAAACATAACATAAGGAGATTAAAATTATGACAGCCGTGATTCGCTATGTAACTAATACGATCAATGGTGAAAAAGCATCATCTGAAGTAAATTCTACTGGTTCTGATTATCAGCTGGTGGCTTTTAGCATATCCCTAGAAAATGATATACCAAACGACACTGAACAAGTGCAGAGTTTTCCACTCTTAACCTGGACGGGTGCAGGTACTATTAAACAAGTAATGAATGTAGACATAGATGCTATATCACTGGATACAACTACTCCAACACACCTGGATATCTTAATTGATAAAAACGTTATTCTTTGTTTTCTGAAGCCTGAAGAAGAAATTAAAGCAACAGCCACAATTAGAATGCTCGTGCTCATAGGAAATTACTAAATTAAAGCCCCGCTGAAAGGCGGGGGTTCCATTCAATGACCACTGTATGAGTTTTTAGATGCAAGTTTCAGGTTTATTAAACTTAATGGGCAATCTCTCACTTGGTAACGACAACATTACCCAAGTTGAGCAAGGTATTTTTTTGCAATATCTCAACCTCGCCCATTTAGAACTCTACCAAGTGACCGCTAATTTTAATCAGAATTTGCTGATTCAAGAAACCGTTGACAATCAAGCAAGTCTGAACTATGCACAATTGTCTAAGACGCCATATTTAGTCTACAGCGTTTATGATCTTACGCATCAGCGCCAACTCCGCCGGATTTCCTTTACCGATGCGATTGAGCGTGACCCGGCTTTTGTTAGCACAGGCAACCCTTGTCAATATTTTGTAAATCAAGATATGATTTGTTTTGTCCCGGTGCAAACTGCTGTCACCTCAATCAAGGTTTGGTATGTCCCCCAACCCATTAGTTTAACTGAGCAAACCCCTGAAGAAGAAATCCCCTATCCAGTTGCCTATCACCCAGTGTTGGTGGACGGGGCTTTGTATTACTTATTTCAAGAAGAAGGGGGCTTTAGAGATTCGCAAAAATCCAATGATGCCGCTAAGCGTTGGGACGCTGGAAAAACAAGACTTCTATCATATTTATATAATTCTAGCGGGGTGACGCTTTCAACCTTCAGTAGTGTGTAAAAATGCTTCAAGAAGGCAATTATAATGTTTTAGAGTTTAACCCACCCACCCAAGGGATGAACTGTAATATTGCGCCAGAAGTTTTGCCTCAAGCTTTTGCTAGTGTTTTAGAAAATATCCTACCCACCCCAGTTGGCTCAAGTATGGTGCGCTATGGTACGAAACGCTTGGCAGGGATGACTCTTCCCCCAGATGCAGTAATCATGGAAGCGTTCCCCTTTGTCAAAGCCAATGGCGATACCCAAATGGTACTTTATGTGCAAACTTTTGTGCAAGATCTGAATGCCGATAACTTTACGGTGTTAAGTCCTAATAGCTTTAGTTTTGATACTGATAATCCTGAACAGTTCAATGTCGATACACCCATTAAAATCCCCTACACTAGCCTTGGGGCGACTACCCTCTATTCAACGATTGTTAGTACAACCGTATATGAAAATACGGTTACCATTACCGTGCAAGACAATTCCTTCCCCTTGCCGATCACTGGGGTGATAATTAATTCCGTGGCATTTTCTCAAGGCAGCATTTACGTTTATGATTTACAAACCTCAACCCTAAATCCAGTCCTTAAGACTGGATTAAGTGTTGGTTGTGTCCCCCGGTCTGTCACCTTTTTAAACACCCTAGTGATTTGTAATGGGGTTGATCGGGTCTTGAGTTGGGATGGCACTACACTGGTGGAAGTCGTTGATTTTGTTAAAGAAGATACGGCGATTAAATTTAATCGGATTAATAACACGGGTTTTTCTTTTTCGCTTGATCCTGATAAGGCTGCAATTTTTGACATAACAAAATATCAAAACAATAATGAAATCCAGCTTAAAATTAATGGGGTGACCTCTACTACAACGATCGCAAATATTGTTAAAGCTGAAAACCTGATCACGATCACAACTGCAGATAATCCACCCGCCTTTGATCCGCAACACCAACCGGAGCTGTTTTATAGGGATTGGCCACCTGCCTTTAGCTTTATGCTGGTCGCCCACAATCGCCTTTGGGGCTTAGGCGCAGGTGCAGTCGGGCTTAACTATCGTGATCCCAATCAGGCCTTGGTCGTCTATTTTACCTATCAACCCAATACCTTAACTAACTGGTTTGATGAAAAACTTAAAATTGTACCTTTCATCGATTTAGCACAAACCCATGGCTCTCCAGATAATCTTGAGGCCATCGCCTATGTCAGTGGTTTAACCATTTTTTTGGGCAGGAATAAGACCCAAGTTTGGACGGGATCAGAGCCTTTAGGGGCAGCGGTTGATCCAACTCGCCCCAGGTTTGAATTTTCCTCGATCCTGCCGATTGGTATTGTCCATGGCAATTTAGTTGTGGAAATGGCGAATGATGTCTATTTCGTTAGTCAAAATGGTCTGTTGTCGTTTAGCACTCTCAATGTGGCCAAACAGTTTGCAGCCACGGCAAGTGATGCGGTTGACCCATTGGTTAGACAATATGTGACTTCGACAACCACTTCTAATCAAGCTTACCGGGCTTGCCGGTCATTCAAGTACAAATCTGGAGCATTTTGCGGGTTTAAGATTGGTCTCAATAAGGTATTGGTGTCTTTGTACTCGACTAACCTTTATGCCTGGAGTTTGTTCTCCGGCGACTTTGCTAAGGCAGCCACGTTTTTAGCAACCTTAGATAATGCGCTGTACTTGACCGTAGGTAATCAGATCTATCAATACGCCGATGGCACCAAGGATACTCCACCTGTCTATGGGGATAATAATGGCCAGGATTTGATTAATTTTTTATGGACGCTACCAGTTGTCCATTTATCTGGAAGACGCTGGGCTAATAAACGCTATGAACTCCAGGTAGATTATTCTTCAAGCGTGGTGCTTGGCAAAGAGAATACCCTGTCGATCCTCATTCATGGGGATCTCCAAAGAACTTTCTCCCTGTCCGATAATTATATCCTGCCGTTTAAGGGTGATGTTTTGCAAACTATACCGTTGGTTGAGATACCCGATCGACGACCTCCCAATTACGATCGAGATCAACCCGATGCCGGTTGGTTTGGTTTTCGTTTAGATGAGCCATATGCGTATCCAAAAGATCGTTTGAAATTTTTAAGCTCAAGTTTTGGGGTCAGCCTGTTTGGCTCAACCAAAAATGGCAAGCTTTACTTTAAAAAAATTAGATTGTTCGGCATTGCTGAGAGAAGTTTGTAGAAGAAAAAAGGAGAAAAATTATGCCCTTATTACCCACTGACAATAGCCGTCCGGACTTGCCTTATGTGCCAGCCCAATCGCTGCCTAATAATGCGCGCTTTAATATCTTAACCACAACTAAAAGGCCACCCACCGCCGAAATGCTTGATGCGGAGTTCAATGCGTTGACCGATGATGTTAATATGTTGGCCAAAGGAATTAACGACGTCCAGGTCGGAAGTATTCCAGGTAGTGATGTAGAGCTTAATGCTAATAAACTGCTGAAAACCGATGGCGAGGGCAACCTGAGCTGGACGTTGATAACTAACACTGAGCTGGAACCGGGAGCCGTGAAGGAACGGGGCTTAGCCGAGAGAAGTGTCACCGAAAAAAAAATTGATGATGGTGCGGTAACTAACGCTAAGCTTAGTACCGGGGCGGTGGAAACGCTACAAATTGCTGACGGGGCGGTGAAAACGCTAAAAATTGAGGACAAGGCGGTGAAAACGGAAAAAATTGAGGACAAGGCGGTAACTAACGCTAAGCTTAGTAACGGGGCGGTGAAAACGCTACAAATTGCTGACGGGGCGGTGAAAACGGAAAAAATTGAGGACAAGGCGGTGACAACGGAAAAAATTGAGGACAAGGCGGTGACTACCCAAAAGCTGAGCTCATCTGGTGGGCTTCCTGGTTCGGTTTTAACCGCTGGATCGGGATCTTCAGTTAACTGGTCGGCGATTCCAACAACTGGCAAGATTTTACAAATTGCCTCATATGTTACTAGCAATAAAACATTCTCAAGTGGGGAAGAAAAGAAGTGTGTTTTTAATCCTCACTTTGCCTTAACCCTCACTCCTAAATCTAAAACGAGTTTTATCGGCTTATTTATTACAATGCAGGCCTCACCATTAACCGTGCCAGGCTGGGTTTCTGCGAGGCTTTATAGGAATAATACAATCTATATTCCCCTTGACTTTAATTCAAGGGGAGCAATGTTTTCTAAGTATATAACGGCCACAGATACAAGTAGGATTGGCCTCACCTGTTTTAGTGGATTTTTTCAAGATACGATTGATAGACAGAATTTAGACTCAATTAATTATGAGATAGTTACTTTGGAAAATGTAATTTTAAATGGCGATCAAAATGCGACTGGTAGCTTAAGTTATACAACGATCAGCTCAATCTATGGAATAGAAGTGCAAATATGAAGCATCGCTGCACCACCGCACCACCGCACCACTTTAGTTATGGAGATTAAATTATGAACCTAATTGAGATCAACCCTTTGGATGTGCAACGGGTGTTTCCCAGTTTTTATCACCAAGACTCGCGGTTTTTCAATATAATTCACAAGGCTTTTAAAATTGGGATTTACGCTGTGAAAAAACATCCGAATAACGCTTCTGAAATTAGTTTATACGTTTTTAAAAACCAGAGAAATAGAATATACTATCGAGAAGGTTTAAATTTATTATTAAATTATCCTTTTTTATTAGGGTATGGTGTTATTTATATTGCTAGTCGCGAAAAATCTGTGGTGACTTTGCTTTGCAATTGCAAAAAAATGGGGATTGTTTACATGGGAATTAAAAACGAAAAAATGTGGTTTAAACGCGAAAGGCAAGTTATATGAGTTTCGGAGGGGGCGATGAAGCTCCGCCAGCTAGGGATTTACCACCACCGCCAACAATGGATGAAATTAATTCTTTCTTAAATAAAGTTACGGGAATTCAAAGCGTAAAAGTAAAAAAACCAGACGGTTCGTTTGAAATCGTTACAGAAAAAATGCCTCAAACTGATGATGAAAAAAAAATAGCCAGTCATTTAGGCTCGGTGATGAAGAAAAGTTTTGAAAGCATTAATCAACTCATCGATACGGATCCTGGCAAAACAGTTGATTACTCTCCATTCATTAAAATTTTAGCCAATGTCAGCAATGAAAGAAGCTCGGATATGAGCGCGCTAACTAACATCCCAAATTTCACAGAATACGCAGATCAATTTGAAAAACGTGGTGCTGAGGTTTTAGAGCGGGAGTTCCGTGCGCGGGGCAACGAACAAGAAGCTATGCTTGCGAGCAGGGGTCTTGGAAAAAGCAGTGAAAGCATAGCTATGCGCAATTCATTATTTGGGCAAAGAGCGGAATCTTTGGCGAAAAACAAGGAAAGCGCATCTCTGAGAGCATACGAAGAGCGAAATAAGTTTTTAGAAGATTCGGCGAACGTCTACAAAACTAAAGAACTGGAGCGGCGTGGAAGGTTGGAAAATGCGGAAGCAACAGCTAATTTGGAAAACAAAAGTATTTCAGACGAGACAGCTAATAGACAGCGTAAATTGCAAAATCAAAGCGGCCTGTTTGATTTGACTGACAAAATTGCGTACAGACAAAAAAAAGATGATGCGACTTACGCGTCTGTCGGTGAACAAAACCTGTTGAATGCTAGTAACCAAACAAACAACAATAGACTTCAACGGTACGGCATAGAATCTGGGAACATTTTACATCAGAATCAACAAGATCTTGAGAGATTTGCAACACGCGATCAGTCACCAGGTTTTGGTCAAATGGCGTTGGGGGCGTTAGGAACTCTCGGCGGTCAGGTTCTAGCCCCCGTGACAGCTGGCTTCGGGCAACACATATCCCAAAAATTGTTTTCAGGCGGAGAAAAAAAATGATTTCAAAAAATGCTACTGAATTCGCTAAAACCGGTCTTGAAATTCAGAAAGCCAGGTTTGATGTTGCTTCAAAAAGAAAAGGGAAAAACGAGCACTTTGCAAAAGCCATAGACAAATGGGGGGCGGACATAGATCATGTCGTCAAGCTAAACCAAAGGCATGGACATAAAGAAAAGTCAGGCGAAAGTTTTATGAAGGGGTTTGCAAACGGCCTATCCGGTGGCTTGCGAAGGCAGGACGAAGAATCTTTTGAAAAAACCTTTGATTATTTCAATCAAAATGTGGAAGCAATTGAAGCACAAAACCGGGCGGGTGCTGCCAAACAGGAAAAAATAGACAAAGTAGCTCCATACGCAACGGCTGGACTTGAGATGATGCATTCGGACTTGCCCCACGAAACTGTGATGCCTCAATTAAAAAAAATGTGGGAACAAGCGCAAATGCACAACCCAGACTTGAATGGAAGCATCGTGGGCTATATTCCTAATTCATCTTTTGTAAATGTTAGGGATGATGCTGGGAATGTTCAGGCAGTTTCGTTGGCTACTTTTGTCGATCAAGACCAATACCAAAAAATGATTAAGCAAAATCTACTAAAACAAAAACTAAATAACGACCTAGACCCCAATACTATTGCTAACAAAAACAAGCAAGCATATATTGATCAAACGAAAAATCATTTTGACCCCGAATTGCAAGGAAAAATAGCATCTGAAAAAGAAAAAGGCAAGCTCAATGCAAAAATAATCCATGACATCGATACAAAAGTTCACGCCATGGACAGATTATATGCTGACAACAATGAAATAATCAAAATCATCTCAAACTCGAAGCTAGCCGGTACCGGAACTCTAAAGGCTATGCAGACCTATCTTGCCGAAAAAACTGGGCGTACGCATGATATTGATGCAATCAAGATGCTAGTTGCTTCACAATACAGCAAAGCAGACGAGATTCTAGGCAAAGGAGTCAGAAGCGATAGCGATATGAAAATGTTTGCCAAGACCATCCCATCGCTTGACAAAAATCCACAGGCAGTTCTAAAACTTTTAGAAGCCCAACAAACACAAATAGAAAAAGAAAGAAAAGCAGGACGCATCAAACTCAAAAAATTTGCAGATAATCCTCTCGCTAATCTAACAGATGATACGGATTATTCTGAAGGAATGTACGGTGCTAGCCCAACACAGCAAGCTGAGATGAGTAGGATACCAATTTCACCAGAAAACCCACTACCCCTAACACCTGAGGAACAACAGGCTGCTGGTCAATCGCCAATGGTGCCACAACAACCAGAAGTTCCTAACGCTAGCGCAGAAAACCCACCACCGCCGCCTACGGCTAATGAGCAAACTAGTAAATTAATGAAGTTTAGTGACGGAACAACAAAGGTTATTCCAGCCGCTGACGTGGAGCGTATGAAACAATGGGGACAAGTTGTAGATGAGTAATCCTTGGGACAAATACCCTGATGCACCACAAAAAACTGAAAACCCTTGGGACAAATACCCTGATGCACCACAAAAGCCCAACCCCCTGATGAGCGTTAAAGGTGCTGCTCGTATTGCAAAGTCGGGTGGCTCAGCTGTAGTTGGTGGCACTGCAGACTTAATTAGCATGCCGTACAACTGGGCAGCGACTATGTTTAATAAGATGAAAGAAACTGAGCTTGGACGCGCCACGTTGGAGGCTGAAGGGCATTACCTAGAACCGGGTACTCCAGATATTCCTACAGTGCCTTCTGCAGTTGATGCGGTCGATCATGGCGTGGATTACATCACCGGCGGTTATACCCAAACTCCAGAGAATGAGAAAAGCCTGCATGACGGCATAAAGGCGGCTGCATCAATGCTGAGTCTTAGTGGAGCTGGCAAGGGTGCCGTAAAGTTTGGGGCAAACAAAATTGGTAAAACCTTAGAAAAATTTGGCAGTACAAAAGCTCGAGATTTAGCCGTGGGCGGCGTTGCTACTGGTGTAACGAGCGAATTAGAAAACAAGCACGGGCAGTTAGCGGCCACAGGTGAAGGCATTGGAGCAGGTGCGTTAGCAACAGCGGTGCTTCACCCAAAAACAGTAGGAAAAGGTTTAGCAAAAATCGCAAAAAGAACAGCTTTTAAAGCAGCCGGCCTCGGTAAAAAAAATTTTAACACTGAGGCCTACGAAGCTTTGAGGAAATTAAATATAGACGCACCATTAAATGTGGTAAGCGATTCTAAATTACTTAAAGCTGGATTACAATTTAGCGAATATTTGCCGCACACATCCGGAAAAATTATTGATCAAAACAAAGAAGTTTCTAAAACAATACAGTCCCACTTCAAAAAACTCAGCGATGATGTTGGTGTGCCTGGTGACCAAGATCATATCACTGCTGAACTCTATAAGCAGTCCACCCACCAATTAAAACCTGAAGATAAAATGCAGGCCACGAAACTAAAAAATAAAGCTGCTGAATTACTAAAAGAAAGGCAATCGGCAGGAGCACCACTACATGAATTTCAACAAGAACTTAAAAACTACATAAATAAGGGCGAAATTCCAAAGGCTGATCAGCCCTCAAAACGTGTTGCTGAATTTTTTGAAAATGGTGGCACTTTAAAAGAATTGCTTAGTAAAAAAGATTTGCCTAAATTAGACAGAAACTATATCAATTCTTTTTTAATTGAAAATCCAGAGCATGTTATTGGTTTTTTGAAAAATGGTGGCACTTTTAAAGATTTACAAAGCAACACAGGTACAAAAAAATTTATAAAATATTTCAAAGAAAATAATTTGTTTGAAACTCCGGTGGTAGTCGAAGATGTTCCAAGAAAACTGTATGACTTTTTAAAAAAGGGCGGGAAATTAGAAGATTACGCGGCCGAGTTCATTCCAACAGTTGAATCTCTGATTGACGACAAACAGCTTTTAAACAAGCTCAGTAAGCATTCGAGCACTTTAACTGGCGCACAAAGTTACCTTCAACCCAGGTACAAACAGCTTGCAACGGCTTTAAAGGAAGATCTTCTGAATTACGATAACCAACAAGGCTTTCAAGCGAACTATAGAAAAGCTGAGGATTTTTTCTCAGCAAATGCCGAGCGCAATAAATTAGACATTTTGATTGGCAACAAAGTTACTAATCCAAAAACTGGCGACATTGACCCAGGTCAACTAGCATCTGTCATTTTGGGTTACGGCAAAAAAAACAAAGAATTGAAGGAAATCAAAAATCTAGATACAGAAAAATTAAATAACCTTGGAGAAGCTGCTAAACACATTTACAAAAGTCTAAAAAACATACCAAATCCTTCAGGTTCAGGTGTCTATGCCGCAGCCGCGACCGCACTTTACGGACTTGGAGTAGCACCTTTTGCAACAATTGCTAAACTAGGTGGGTTGACTGGTGGCATGAGCTGGCTTTTAAGCCCCAAAACAATTAACACTGCTTACAATTTTGCAAAAAATCCTTCAGAAGCAAAAGCGAAACAGCTTAACCAACTTTTCAAAACAACAACAACAAAAGATCTGGCTCAAGTGTTTGGTGTAGTTTCTAAATGAAATGTTGAAGAAAAAAAGCTAAAAATCCGCATGTACGATCCCGATAATCCACCCCCGAAGTAACACAGATCCCGAAAATTACCCTTAGCATATTGCCTTTAAGGCTAAAAAAGATTATTCCTAAACTGAAAGACTTTTTAATTTAGAGAATATTTCGTGTTTAATCTAAAAAAGCAAAGCTCGTACAATCTTGTATTTTTTTGCAATTTTTTAGAATTGTTTGATCTATATCTTTACGTGCATCTTTCTTCGGTTTTACACAAACATTTGTTTCCTTGGTTGGACGATAGTTTTTTAAAATATTTTTCCATGGCTGGCTTATACTTAATCGCCCCTTTGGCTAGCCTGTGGTGGGCAAAAAGAGGCGACACTTACGGCCGGCGTTCGGTTTTGTTGCTATCTTCAGTCGTAACCGGGATCGTAACAACGATGATTGCCTTCATACCTGATCATACCTGTTGGGCAGAAAACCAAAAATACTACCCATTAGTGATTTTAGTGATCTTGCGAATAATCCAAGGCATCGCGCTAGCAGGTGAGCCAAGTGCAGCTAAGCTCTACTCTGTAGAATCCTACATTAACAAAGACAAAGACATGTTTTTCAAAGATACTGAGCAATGGAATGAACGATTTCTACCAATTGCCGTTACAAAAATGACTATGGGCGAGGGTTTTGGTGGCACACTGGCTCTAGGCTTAATGTTTTTTTCATCCAATTTTCTAGCCGATTATTCTTGGGGTTGGCGTTTTCCATTTGTTTTTGCGGCGTTTGCTTCGATATTTGTAATGATTATTAGGAATTTTTTGTTTGAAACCGAAGATTTTAGAAAATACACAAAAAAAATAACAATAACTCCACTTGAATCGTACTCAAAAAGATTGATGAACGCCGCCAAAATCAACAAAAAGAAGGGTCTCATTTTTTTGGTGCTGAGCATGGGATACCCAGTGCTTTTTGCTTTCAATTTTACATTTTTTTCCCCATTGATCATCAAACAGCTTGGCTATGAAAAAGATTTTATATATTTTCATAATTTTTATATTGTCCTTGCGCATTTGTTTCTTGAATACTTGATGGCGTATGTGCCATGCAAACTAGGCTGGCACAAATACCGCACTATGGCAGTGTATCACATTATTGCAGCAATAGGCGTAGCTGCTTTGATATATGGATCGCTTACGCAGGATTGGCCAATATGGATTTACATCGTCATACAAACGATCACAATGTTAGGCATCACCTGGAACCTAATATATGGGTATGTTTTAAAAAAATTTCCGATTGAAGACAGATTTAAGCTAATGGCAGCTTACGGCGGAAGTGCGAGGATGCTTTCTTACATATTTTTCATAGTAATTTTTCCGTTGTTTTGGAACTTTCAAAACGTTACTCATTATGGAATACTTTGCATAGCAATGATTTTGGCGTCAATGTATGCAGCAAAAAAATTCACACAATCAAATTAAATACATAGAGATTTTTAGATTCGTTCAGAAAATTTTTGAAGATTTTTGTAATAATGATGATATTTTTATAAATTTTACGGATTGTTTAAATTCATCTTTAAGAAAAGAAAATTTTAATACCCTTCTATACGAAAAATATTTTTTAGATATAAAAAAATGTTTGAACATCTTGGAAAAAGAAATACTAAACGGCAACAAATTGACCTACATTTCCTATTATCGAAATGATATTTTTTACAATGATTTATACGCCGGCGATTTCCTTAAAGATATTTTTGGTTGGCTGGCTGACAAAGGAACAATCGATCCGTTTGCTATCTACCCCAGCTTAAAAAAAAGAGAGTTGCAAGAAACGCCACCGCGAACGTTCAAGCAGCTACACATCGAAGAAAAGTATAGCTACGACTACGTTGCATCAGACAATCCAGCAAAATATTTTCAAAAAAACAAATTAGGACAAATAATAAATCAAATTATCAACAATATCGAAAATAATCAAATTCCCAGCAACAAAATGAAAGAAATGAGCCAAAAAAAATTTTTGCTAAATTTCGAAAAAACTGATTGGCGCATTTCATCGCACAACAAAACATTTCTCTGGAAACTTTTTTGCAGTTATTAGGAATTTCCAAATAACTCTCGCAAATACTCACTTCTAATCCAGAAATGGGTTTTTTGCCTTTTTTATACGCCACTCGCCGATTGTTTTCGCCTTTTTTATACGCCACTCGCCGATTGTTTTCGCCTTTTTTATACGCCACTCGCCGATTGTTTTTGCCTTTTTTATACGCCACTCGCCGATTGTTTTTGCCTTTTTTATACGCCA